TTTAGCATGTTGATATGCCTAAAGCGGCCTGGTATCTTCTGGGGTAAAACCGTCTTAGAGCGGCTAATCCCGGTACAACGTCGCTATAACGCCCTACGTAACCGTAAAGCCGAATACCTAAGCCGCGTCAGCATCGGCCAATACGATATTGAGGAAGGTTCCGTTGACTTAGACGCCTTTGAGGTTGACGCCGCTGCACCAGGCAGTATCACCGAATACGCAAGGGGCAGCAACCCGCCCCGGGAACGGCAATCACCGTCGCTTCCGGCCAGCTTTGAACGTGAAGAGGAAACCCTACTTAACGAATTTGCCATCCTGTCCGGCGTATCTGAAATTAGCAGACAGGGCAGCGTCCCTTCCGGTGTAAAATCAGGCGTAGCTATCGGGTTACTACAGGAGCAGGATGATACCAGACTTAGCAACACCGCCGATAACATTGAGCGGTTCGAGATACAAAGCGGCAAAATACAACTTAGACTATTCAAACAATACGTCACAGCACCCCGCACCCTATATGCAGTCGGTAAAAACAACGTTGCGGAGGTTATAGACTGGATAGGCTCAGATCTAAGCAGCGACAACGTCGTACTTGACAGCATGAGCGCGGCAGTTGAATCACCCATCCAAAGGCGGCAGATGGTATTTGACTTACTAGAATCCGGACTACTCAACGACCCCGAAACCGGCAGACTCGATAAGGACATGCGCTCTCGCGTATTTGAGCTAATTGAGTTCGGCGAATGGGAATCCGCAGACGACCCTGAACAGCTACACATAGCCAAAGCCGAACGGGAAAACAAGATGATGGAACAGGGCCAACTACCGCAGGCGCGCAACTTTGACAACCACGTTATCCATTTGAACCGGCTAACCAACTACCGGCTAACAACTGAATATGAGGAATTGGTTACACAATATCCACAAGTCGACATGATATTTGAGCAACACGCACAAATGCACGTCGCTTTTCTAGCACAAGCGCAGGCCAATATGATGGCACAGCAACAACAGCAAATGGGCGCACCGCCACCACAAGGGGCGGCATAGGAGGATTAGAACATATGAAAAAAGCAATGTTTAGCCAACCGATGGCAGGATTAACAGATGAGCAGATTGCAGCAACCAGAGAAAAAGCTGTTAAATATCTTGAAGATAACGGGTATGAAATAATTAATACCCTATTCACCGACGAATGGTATAGCAGGGAGCAAATGACCGCCAGGGGAGTTGTTCAAATTCCTCTTTGTTTTTTAGCTAAATCTCTGGAAAACATGAGTCTTTGTCATGCGGCATATTTTGCAAAGGGATGGGAAAACGCGCGCGGTTGCAAAATTGAGCATGATGCAGCTGTAGCTTATGGCCTGGAGGTATTATATGAATAAATATATTGGCGTTAAGATTATCGAAGCGGAGCCAATGACAGCGGATGAGGCCGGAGAGATTCTTCATCGGCCAATAGACGTCTCTAATGCTGATAAGGAAGGTAATGGTTACTTAGTTAAATATCCAGACGGTTATGTTAGTTGGTCGCCAAAAAACGCATTTGAGGAAGCATACCGCAGGGTTAATAACCTAACCTTCGGCCTGGCCATTGAAGCCATGAAGAAGGGACACAAAGTAGCCCGTGCTGGCTGGAATGGTAAAGGTATGTGGATTACAATATCGCCTGGTTACAAAGGGCTAGATGCGGCCAATTTTTGGAATGAGCATAACAGAAAAGCTGCAGAATTAAACGGAGGCAAAATCGATATTCCACCTTATGTAACTATGAAATCAGCCGATAATAAAATTATCTGTGGTTGGCTTGCAAGTCAAACCGACATATTAGCTGAAGATTGGCAAATAGTCGAGTAGTTTTACACCAGCACTGCAGCTGTAAACATATAGGCACAGCTTAAAGCGATAACCCAACGGGCCGCTAAACGCTGTGTTTTTTAATTTTATAGGCGACAACTCCAAGCTGGAGCCGCCACATAGGAGGATAAACACATGTTAGAAGGCACACCGCAAGTAAGCACACAGGCACCGCAAATCGATAACCCCGCACCCGAAGTAAACCCGGAGCCGGCACAACAGCCGGGAGCAATCGAAACACCGGCAGAGGTTACACCGCAGGTTTACGAACCCGGCGAACGTAGCCCGGAACTACTCGCAAAACTTTTGGATGGGGCCGAACCAGGTGAACTGTTTGGGCAACCAGCGGAACCAACGCCGGATACACCACCGGACCCGGGCGAAACAACACCAGAAACGCCGCCCGTACCGGAAGAACTACAAATACCGGACAAGTTTAAAAACCCGGACGGCACCCTTAACGCCGATGCACTAGTAAAGTCATATTCGGGACTTGAAAAGAAACTCGGCGAGCAAGGCCAAAGCCTTGGACAGATGCAGCAACTGGCAGAACAAAACCAGCAAATGCAGGCGTACATTCAGCAGGTACAGCAGATAGCGGCGGCACAGCCACAACCGCAACAGCAACTTGTAGACGATACGCCCAAGTTTCCCTGGGAAGTCGAAATGACACCCGAAGAAAAGGAAGCCTGGCAAGAAAAGTTTTACGAGGATCCCATTGCGGCCCAGGCAGAACGCGATAAGCAAACAATTAAGGCTATGGAACACCGGACACAGCAGATGCTACAGCAGGCACTAGAGCCGTTCACGCCCATAGTGCAGCAACATCAATATCAACAGCAGGTAAACGGTTTCCAAGAGCAAATAGCGCAGTTCACCCAAGATGCACAACATGCGGACTTTTTCGACCTGCAACCGCAAATGCAGCAGGTTATCCAAAAATACGGCGACTCAGTAGTAAGCTTACCAAACGCGGTAGAGGTGCTATACACCATGGCCAAAGGCATGACAGAACCCCCACCGGCACCACCTACCCCGGAGCAGATGCTGCAGGAGCCGGAATATCGACAGAAAATACTGTCCGACCAAAGCCTAAGAAACGAAATACTAAAAGGCTACGTTGAACAAGTCAAACAAGGGCAGCCACCGGTAACCATCGGTAGCCAGCCCGGAGGCGCACAAGTAGCCACGCCGAGCGAGAAACCTCGCAGCGTACGTGAGGCTTCCACCTTCGTTAACCAATGGCTAAGGGGTGGGGGCAAATAAAACAGGAGCGTCCATTGGCGACGCTATTAGGAGGAATATTACATGGCAGATACCCCGCTTTCTATGACTACAATTTCAAACGCACTTAAATATTGGTACCTGGAAGGACTTCGTGCCCAGATTAACGAACAATCCAGCGCTTTTCTAGCACAGTTAGAGCGCACCAGCGAACACGTAGAAGGTTATAAAATTAAGATGGGCCTGACCTACGGCGTAACCGGCGGTATTGGCAACCGTGGCGATACCGATACGTTGCCCACCGTTAACCCGCGCAAATTCAAGCAGGCGGAATGGGAAACTAAAAACATCTTTGCCCGGATCCAGGTGTCCGATAAGGCTATCGCTGCCTCTCGCAGCAACCGCGGTGCATTTGTACAAGCATTAACCCACGACTTAGAAGCTGCAGAACGAGACGCAAAGCGGGACATGTCCCGGCAGGTAATGGGTGACGGCACCGGTAAACTGGCAACCGTTGTTTCCGAAACACACAGCGACACCATCTATAGTGTTGTTGTGGACAGTGCCAAATGGTTTTATGAGGGTATGCTTATTGACTGCTACACTGGCACCGCCAAGGATACCAGCGAAGCCGAGATTAAGTCGGTTGATAAGGCAACCAATACGATTGTCTTTGATACTACCACCGCGCCGGCGGCCAATGATGTAATTTACCTTGCGGGCAACAAGGGCTTGGAACTTACCGGTGTTAAGGCGGTTATGACTGCCAACAGCACCATTTACAACATTGACCGAGCCAATAACAAATGGTTCAATCCGACTCTTTTGGCCATTAACGGCGAAATTAGCGAAATTAAAATCCAGGAAGGTATCGACGAAGCTGAGGACGAAGCCGGCAACACCATCGACTTCTTGATCGCCGAGAAGGGTGTTAAGCGGGCATATATGAACCTGCTGGCCGCTACTAAATCTATTGTGAATACGATTGAGTTAAAGGGCGGCTTTAAGGCGGTTTCATTTAATGGAATACCTCTTGTGGGTGATCGTTACTGCGCCAGCGGTGAGTTGCTTGCCCTGTCGCTGAAGAATTGGAAAATGTACGAGATGGATGACTGGAGCTGGCTGGATGAAGACGGCGGCATCCTAACTCGCGTATCGGGAAAACCGATATGGGAGGCCACGTTAAGAAAGTATGCAGATTTGGGGGTAGATTTGCCTAAAGGACAGGTTTGCTTCCAAAACATAACGCGCCACTAATTCCGGTAAACAGAACTTGATATTACGGTAAATAGGTGATACACTTAACTGGGGTTAGTTTCTTGCCCCAGTTAAGGAGGTATCCTGTGGGAAGAAAGCAAACTGAAGAAACAAAAAGAAAGATAGCAGAAAAGGCAAGGGAACGACACAAACTAAACCCTGAACATTTAAAGAATATAAGCAAATTAGGCACACAAACTAAGACTAAACAGGGTATTTCAGATGAAACAAGGGCTAAATTATCAGAAGCATCAAAGGCGCGGTGGGCAAATCCGGAATATGCTGAAAGAGTTAAAAATAAAATGAGTAAGGCAGTTAGCGACAGATGGGCCAATCCTGCATCAAACGAAGCTAGAAAAAAGGCTTCTAAATCAATGAAAGAGAAATGGCAAAATTCGGAATATCGAGAGAAGCAACTTCCTTTAGTTCGAGAAAATGCAAAGAAAATGCGGGAAACTGAATTGTCGGAAGAAACAAGAAGAAAACTTTCTGAGTCAACTAAAAAACTTTGGCAAGATGAAGAATTTAGGATAAAAACAACCGAAGCCATTTCAAAAACACAAAAGGAACGGTATAAAACAATAGTTTCGCCGCTGAAAGGTACCCATCCTAGCGAAAAAACAAAACGGAAAATGTCTGAGAGTGCAAAAAAAAGATGCAGTGACAAGAAGTGGCGAATAAAGCAATCTGAAATGGTTAAAGCGTGGATAGAGAGAGATGGAAACCCGTTTGCTGGCAAACAACATACAGAACAAACCAAAGAAATAATATCCAAGAAGGCAAAAGCAAGATTTAAGGATAGTGATTGGGTTAGTTGGTTTCGTGAGCAACAAAAAGCAGGCATGAATACTCCCGAATTTAAAGAAAAAGCATCAAATGCAATGAAAGAAAGATTTAAAGACCCTGAGTATAGAAAAAAAGTTTTAAATGCGTTCACCAAGAAAAAACCCACATCATTAGAGGTTGAAGTATCAGAGACGTTGGATTTTTTTGGTGTTGAGTATGAGCAACAAAAACTTATAAGCCGAGCAATAGCAGATTTTTATATTCCGTCAAAAAACCTTATCATAGAAGCGGACGGAGAATATTGGCATAGTAAGCCAGAGGTTAAAAGAAGGGATCAAAAACGTGACGGTTGGCTTAGGGCGAGTGGATATATTGTTGTTCGTTTACCCGAAAAGGAAATTAAGAATAACCCAACCAGGGCGGTTGAAAAAGTTTTAAAAAGATTTGGCGTATTATAACGCAACATAACAATAGATTTAAGGCTGATTAATCCAGCCTTATTTTTTTATCTTAAAGGAGGTACACAATGGCTGCAACCGTAACTTTACTGCAACGTATCAAACTGGGCAACGCCCGTATGAATGTTTGCACCGTTACTTTTGATAATTCTTACGACACCGGTGGCGAGGC